ATAAATTGTCGATGTAAAGTAGTATTTACAATAAAAGAAGATGCGGACGGATTACCAATACGAAAAATAAATTAAATTTATTTAGACTAATTAAAAATAAGTAATATATTTGTATTATGGAATTTAAACAATTATCATACGACCTCAAAGAATTAGACGAAACTAAGGGAATTGTAACGGCTTATGCCAATACTTACAACTTCAAAGATTCTGACGGTGATATTTCCGCCCCAGGTTCATTTGACAAAACAGTAACCGAGAATTTTAAACGGATTCGTGTTTTAAAGGACCACAATCCAACCATGATGATTGGGGTTCCTTTATCAATTAACACAAAAGATTCTTACGGATTATTGACCACTTCGCAATTTAATTTAAGCAAAGATTTAGGTCGTGATATGTTTAGTGATATTAGACTAATGCACGATAGTGGGCTTAATGCTGAACTATCTATTGGTTATAAAGTAATGCAACGTGACCAAAAAGACAAAAGCATTATCAAAGAATACAAGTTAATGGAGTATTCTTTTTTGTCCAGTTGGGGGGCAAATCAATTATCAACTGTTCAGGACATAAAATCTATTAAAAGCCATTACGGTTTAATGGAATTAATACAAAAATCTTATGACTTGCCTTATTCAGATGAAAGACTAAGACAAATTGAAACATTATTAAAATCACTCGATAAAGAGCCGTCAGAAACTGACACTTTGAATTTAGAGCCGATTGCTACATTGGAAACTTTAAAATTATTTAAAAACTCTTTAATCCTTAAATAAAATGGACGAGAAATTATTAGCCGAATTGGCACAAATTAAAAGCGGTTTGGAAACTAAAACTGCTCAAGAAGTAAAAAGCGCAATCGATGCTTTTGAAACTAAACTTTCTGCATCAAATAAAACACAATTTGAAGCTGAATTAAAAACTGCTACCGAAGCAATCGAAGCTAAATTTACTACTAACTTGAAATTAGTTCAGGATCACGCAGACAAATTGGATGTGAAATTGCAAGAAAAACAATCTGAAACTAAAAATGAAGATTCTTTAGTAAAGTCAATCAAAGACAACTTTGAAGGAATTGCTAATGTTCGCAAAGGAAATGCTTTGCAAGTTAAGACAGTTGGTAATATGACTTTATCAAATGTTTCAGGTGACGCTCCTAGAACTTACAACAACGATGTTGTAATGATACCAGGTCAATTAATTAATGTTTCTGACCTTGTTGGAAGTGTTAACATTGAAGGAGGTACTTATACATATCCACGCGAAGGTGCTGGCGAAGGTTCAATTTCTGCACAAACTGAAGGTAGCTCAAAATCTCAAAGAGATTACGATTTCACAATGGTAGATTTGGCCACTAACTTTATTGCTGGATTCACACGTTACAGCAAAAAAATGGCTAACAACTTGCCTTTCTTAACCTCATTCATTCCAAATGCTTTGAGACGTGATTACGCAATTGCTGAAAATTCAATTTTCAATACTGTTTTAGCTGCTGCCGCTACTGCATCTGCTCAAATCATTACTAGCAAAAACAAAATTGAAATGCTTTTGAATGAAATCGCAACTCAAGAAGGATTGAACTATACTGTTAATGGTATTGTTGTAAGACCTGCCGATTATTGGGATATTTTGAAAACTGAAAAATCTACTGGTGCAGGATATGGATTACCAGGAATTGTAACTTTAGAAGGTGGGCAATTGAGAATTAACGGTATTCCAATTTACAAAGCGAATTGGTTAGCTGCTAACAAGTATTACGTTGGTGATTGGTCCCGTATAAATAAAATTGTTACTGAAGGACTTTCTTTGGAATTTAGCGAAACTGAAGGAACTAACTTTGTAACAAATAACATTACAGCACGTATTGAATCTCAAGTTGGTTTAGCCGTGGAACAACCTCTTGCTATTGTTTACGGAGATTTTACATCTGTGTAAATTCTTACAAATAATAATTAATAAAAAGCTCTCATTATTGGGAGCTTTTTTGTATATTTGTATTTGTAGAGTCGTCGCTACAATAAAAATATTATAAAATTCCACCATTGATAAAGACGACGACCTTTTGATATGGTGGTTTTTACATTATGGAAAATTGGAAAAATATTGAAGATTTAGAAGTTAGTAATTTAGGTAATTTTAGAAGAAACGGAATAATACTAAAACAGTATGAGCATAGATATTTGTTTGTAATGTTATTGGGAAGTAAAATAAAATCTTCACATCGTTTAATTGCTTTAGCGTTTATACTCAATCCTGAAAATAAACCATATATTAATCATAAAGACGGCAATAAATTAAATAATAGAATTGATAATTTAGAATGGGTAACTGCTAAAGAGAATACAAATCACGCATTAAAAACAGGTTTACAAATAAGACATAAAGGAAAAAAATGTTTCCATTATGGAAAAAGAGGGGGTGAAGCAAACCGAGCTAAAAAAGTATTAGACACTTCAAATAATAAAATATATGATAGTTTAAAAGACGTTGTAAAAGATAGTATTTATAGTTATAAAAATTTATCAAGACAATTAACAGGAGAAAGAAAAAATAAAACTACATTTGTATATGTTTTTTAATTTTTGGTTGGTTAATTTTAAGAACCGTTTGTTTATTCAAACGGTTTTTTTTATATCTTTGAAATATTAAATTTTTAGTTATGAAAAAATACAAAGTAATAAAGGCTTTTTTTAAGTTATCTGAAAAGAAAAACTATGTTATTGATGACGTTATTGAATTAACGGACGAAGAAGGAAAAGCGATGGATTGGTATGTAGTGGCAATAAAACCAAAGAAATAATGACAACTTATTTAGATATTATTTCGTTAGAACAGGCAAAAATATACTTAAAAGTCGATTCTGGACAAACTGAAACAGACGACGAAATTACAAGTATGATCAATAGTTCTTTGTCTTTTATAGAAAAGAGAACAAATCATATTTTTAAAACTAGAGAAAAAGTATATTATAAAGATTGTTCTTTGGTCCAACAAGTAAAGGTGTATGATTTTCCTATCCAAGAAGCACCAACTGATACTACTGTACGACCTTTGTATTCAATTGTGCCAACTGTTAACGATACAGTTACTTTAACAATTGGATATATTTTATTAGACGACATTCCAAATGAGTTAATTGATGCAGCTTTGCAAATTATAAAAGTTTGGTTTTATGAATCAGAGAAACAAGAAAATACCTCATTAATACCTTTGAGTGTGTTACAGGCAATTGATGCTAATAGACGATTTTTATAATGATAGCCAGAAAATACACTAAAGCAATAGCAATATGGCAAACTACAACCGCCCCCGATGGTTATGGTGGAAACGTTGTTACTACTGCTTTATTACAGTCTTTATGGGCAAACTTAACGGCTAAACGTTCGTCTAGGTTAAATGAAAATGGGCAGAATGACAACTTCGTTCAAATTATTTTTACAATTAGAAACCGTTACGATTTGGATTTATCAATCAAAGATAATTTTATAAAATACAACGGATTGACTTATAATATTGATTCTATTTTAAATGTAGATTTAAATAATATTGATATTGAAATATATGCAACTCAAAGGGATTAATAGCGTTATTTCTGATATACGAAAGTATGGAAAAGAAGCTGAAAAAGATATTGCTGGAGTTACTGAATTAGTAGCGCGTAATATTGAGAAATACGCTAAACAAACCGCTCCCGCTAATTTAGGTAAATTAGGACAATCAATACAAGCTGAAAAAGTAAATGATTATAATTGGAATATCGAAGCTGGTGGAATATTAGCACCCTATGCCCCATTTATAGAATTTGGAACAGGTGGATTAGTTGATGTACCAACGGAATTAAAAGAGGTTGCAATCAAATTTAAAGGAAAAGGAATAAAACAAGTAAATTTAAGAGCAAGACCTTATTTATATCCTGCATTATTAAAAGGCAGAATTGAATATATTGACAAACTTAAAAAAGTATTAGAGAAATATGGTAAATCCAAATAAACACGTAAGAAAAGCTATATTTGATGCTGTAAATGAAACGTATCCTTGTTATGATATGCAAGTAACTGGAAAAGTAAACCCAACGCAATATGTTATTATTTCAACACAAGATAAAATTGATTTGAACCCTAATAAATGCGCTCACCGTTGGGAAGTTTCAACTCTTTTAGATTTGGTTTGCATTTATAATGGACACGGTAATACAGGCAGTCGATTAGCAAATGATGACATGGAAAATACAGTAAAAGATTTAATTGCTAATATAGAAGTTGAGGGTTTTACTGTTTTAAACCAAAGAAATGAATATCCTAGTAATTTAGATTCTAGCACATCAACACAAACTGTTTATCGTAATTTTATCCGTTTAATTCTAACTTTAGAATAAAAATTAAAATTATTTATATTTAGTCTAAATAAATTTATATCTTTGAATTAAAATTAATTTAATACATTAGAAATTATGAGCATAAAAGGAGAAAATAGTATTATTTACATTTGGACTGGCGCGGCGTATAAACCAATTGCGTGTTTGACATCAAACAGTTTGAACTCTACCCTTTCAATGATTGAAAGCACAACTAAATGCTTCCCGGGTGTAGTTAAGAAAACCCCAGGGCAATTTAATTATTCCATTGATGCAGAAGGCGAGTATATAGACACGACATCTGTGGGAGGTGATACTGCTAAAGTGTCTCACGATGCGTTGTTAGCTTTACAAATGGCAAAAACCAAAGTGGTTTGGAAATTAGATACAGATGTTACAGACGCTACTTCTATAAAGTATTATGGAGATGCTTACATTACTGACTTATCAGACACCGCTGGTAGTGGTGATGAAGTTACGACATTTTCTGCTACTTTAGACGGGGATGGTGCAATAGTGTTAACTGATCCAAACGATTAATGAAGTCAATTACTTTAAACATTGGGGGAGAAGATAGAGTTTTCTATTTTGGATTAGGTTTTTTAGGAAACTTATTAGAAACTGAAAATATATCAATGAATGAGATTGATGCTAAATTGGCTGAAAATCCTTTTAAATGGATTCCGTTAATTATGTTTCACAGTTGTGCATTTGGTTTTAAACGTAAAAATGAAAATCCTTTATTTGATGCTTTTGATGTTTCAGATTGGATTGATGAGGTTGGAATAGACAGTGAAGTTGTTACAGACTTTTTCAAAGCGTTTACTCAATCTTTAACTAAAGACGTTCCGAAACAACCAGAAGTAAAAAAAAAGGTGACGAAAAAATAAACTGGAGCGAAGATGTAATTTCTTTTGCAATAGG